TAGGAGCAGGAGTAGGAGCAGGCGTAGGAGCAGGAGTAGGAGCAGGAGTAGGAGCAGGAGTAGGAACTGGAGTAGGAGCAGGAGTAGGAACTGGCGTAGGAGCAGGTGTAGGAGCAGGAGTAGGAGCAGGAGTAGGAGCAGGAGTAGGAACTGGCGTGGGAGAATGAGTAGGAGCAAATGAAGGATAATTATCCCAAGATAATAGATATGGATCATTAAGAAGATTTACTTTTATTTCAGGCACAAGAGCGATAGTTCCATCTGTTACCAGATTATTTGTAGTTATAAGGGTAATTGGATTTGGAATATCTAATAATACATTACAAGCAAGTCCGAGATAACTTCCAGAGAAACGGTTTAGTAAAAATCCATATAAATTAGTAGATATTGCTGCATCAGGACTTGGTTGAACAATAAATAATTGTTTATTTCTTTGTAGTCTAGGAAGTTGTATGTTTGTATAATGGGCACAGAAAGCGGTAGTGTCAGCCATAATTAAATCATCAATAACTGGTTGGAATATGCCTTGTCTATAAGCATTAAGTTTGTTAAGACTTGGCATACCATTTATTCTGACCATTGGATCACCTTTAGGGAGATAGGCATAAAACTTTTGTTGTCTTATAGCAGCGTGAATTTCATCTAGTGCCATAGAGCTTATTTTTCCTAGTATTGGATTTGTAGGATCTACTAGGTTAGGAACTTTATAAGGAGTACATCCCATAATATTATCTAGATTTGCTAGAAGAAGATTATCAGAACCATTTTTAATGATAACAGCTTGCGGATTTATATTTTGGTTAGCAAATGAGTTTTGTGAAGTTTTTCCTGTGGCCATATCTATTAAATAAGTAGTTACCACATTATCAGAAGGATCCATATCAACTAGGCTAAAATCTCTTGTAGTAAGACAGGGTTCTCCATCAGAAGCTAGTCCTAGTTCTGGTATTGGTGGATTCAGAGGAACTTTATTGAGAATTAGTTCTTTAATTTTTTCAAAGAAAGCTATTCCGTTACAATGACCAAATTGTCCAAATGTATCTTGACTATTTACTCCTCCTATGTTATATACACATAATCCTTGCTGTATAGATGTTAGAGGTGTTAATGTAATGGCGTTTGCGTTTGATCCAAACCATATTCCAACAAGTGGATTTTTAGGCATAGTAAAAGTTACAGGAGGAACTAAAGGAGTGGTTCCAGCATTTACAACAAGTGGATGATATACACTAAGAGAATTTGTGTCAAGATCTAATATAACAGCTTCTACAAAAGAAGGATTTGTTCTCATATCACAATTTGTCTGATAAGGTGTAATCAAACCGTTATATGATAGAGGAAAAGGTGGAATAGTTATTTGGCAAGGCGTTTGTTGGCTATATACTAAAGATATTATAGATGTTAGAGAAATTAGAGATTTAATTATGCTAAGCATTTTCAATTTATTTAATTTAAAATATATTTTAAATTAAAATTAAAGGATTTTTTTTAACTCAATTTTACATAAATATAAAACCAGCAATAGAAAGACAAGATACTAATATTCCAACAATTAAGAAAAATACACCTACTCCAAGTGATACGCCTGCACTTGTAAATAAAAGAGATGGAACTTCTGCATCAGGATTTTCTTTTATATCATTTGCATTTTTAATTGATTTTCCAGAAAATACAATTATTAGTATTGATAAAATAAGGCCTGCAGATAAGGCAATTGATCTGTTTTTATGATTGTTATAATAAGTATTTGCTGAATATAATATAGCAAGTATATATAAAATAAGAATTAAAACAGCCAAACCGTTCATTTTATATAATAAAATATAATAAAATAAATTAATAATTTATAAATATAATTAGTCCAATTGATGTAATAAATCCTGTTATCAGTCTTATCCACATATAAACAATAACAGCATAAGATTTACAGTAACTATAAAAAAATGAAAAGTATATATAACATCCGATTGCCATCAATAACAGCATAACAACTGTAACAAAGGTAGCACAAACCTTATAAAAGAGTTCGCATTTTTCGCTCTGTTCATTTGTTGTGTTTACCATCCTAATATATCCCTGATAATTAGCCTTTGATAGTGTAGCAACAAGAATTAATATAAAAAAATAATATGTTAATCCATATATTCCATTCACTCTAAACCAGTCATTTAGAGTTGTAAAATAAGATATCTCTTGGCAAGCGTCTAGTTTAATATAAGAATATGACAAGTCTACAATAGATCCTCCTAGTACAAAAACTGACAACAATACAAAGAAGAGACAGTTGTATTTATCAAAAGTACTTTTCTCAGACTCCGCTACAGTATACTCACTATAGTACAAAGGTTTCTCCTTATCTTTATACTCGGAAGAATTCCCCCTTTCTCTTTCTTTATTTTCTTTATTATATTTAGACTTTATGTATCCGTCTTTATCGTATTTCATTTTATATAAGTAATATAAGCTTACTTATATATTTAATACTTTAAAAGGCATATTTAACTTATTTATTTGAACAATTTTTATTACAATCGTCACAACTTATTGTATACGGCGAATTTAATCTACATATAGTTTCACACTCTGCACAAGCTGGAACATTTCCTGTAGGAATAGGCGCATATGTTCTAACAGGAGTTCCGCCTCCACCTCCTCCAGAACATTTTGAACTGGAACAAACTGCATTACAACAACTCTTACAAGGAGGAAGTCCAAAACTTCCTTGTTCACAAGCTCTTGAACAGTTTCCCTGTGGATCTGAACCAACACAACTACTGCTAGCATAACTTCCATACAAGTCAAGGCCGTTTTGGTTGCATACACCGGGTCTTACTCCGTCCTCATCCTGTGTTTCATATTGAAGACAAGGAATTGTATTGCAAGCAGGTGGTATCTGAAACTTATCTGGAGAAATTGAACAATTATTGTTTGCATAACATCCACAAGGGTTTCCTTTACTTTCACAGGAATAACAAGCATTATCATCGGGAAGTTTTGTATGAGTATTTGCATTATAGAAAAACATAGGACCTGTTGTGGGTCCGCTTGGTCCTCCAGTGGGTCCGCTTGGTCCTCCAGTGGGTCCGCTTGGACCTCTAGTGGGACCGCTTGGTCCTCCAGTGGGACTTATTGGACCTCTAGTGGGACCTCTTGTTGGTCCAAAGGTAGGATGAGATGTAGGAGATGAGCTCTTATCTTTTCCTTTAGCTAGTTTTATAATAAATAATACGAGCAAAACAACAAAACCAACTCCTAATGCTCCAAATGCTACATTAGTTATAGTAAGAGCGGTTTTTTGACTTATTTGAGACATTTTTATAATATAAAAAATATAAAAAATAATAAAATTAAATCAAAATGCTCCAAATATCTCCATAGGTCTTTCCGATTATATGAAATAAATGAGGATGATCTGAGTATATTTTTGTCCATATAACTTGGTCTGTATATTTCCAGTCATTTTTTTTCATATATTTATCAAGATAAGTAGAGTATATTTCTATAATATTTTGGAGAATACTTTTTGGAACAATATAGTTTCCAGAAATATAATGATAATATTCATCATCTGAAAGGGCCAATTTTTTATTGAAGTTTGGACTGTCTGTTGGACAACATATTATTTTATCTTTTGGTAATGAGTTAAACTTTAAAAAATTGGGAAAGATATATGGACTTGGCTTTGTATTTCTAAAAGTACATATTCCGGAATCTATCCAAGCAAAGTGTTCTGTATTAAATGGATTAAGTTCTGAAGCTTTATGTATAAGGTATAATTTCTCATTCCATATCATATTGAGTTCTTTGCTAGGACAGTGTATAGGATGTGTTTGTATTAAGTCTTTGTATTTATAAGTATAAAAGTCTTCTATTTCTAGATTGATATAATGTGTGGGAAGATTTCCTCTAAAACTTTTAATCATATTTATGCTCTGTTCGTTTCCAAAGAATACATAAGGACAATTTAGTGATAAAGTGTTTCTAAACCACTTTAAAAAATCATTACTCTTATGTTTATTATTTACAACCCAATATCCACTTACAGCTGTAAAAGAATATACTTGAGGAGAGGAATTAGAGGAAAGACTCGTTTGAGGAGATGGAGTATATATAAAAGGAGTTCTCGCTCTTTTAAGTAATGGAATATTTCTCTTCATAATCTTTATTATAAAAATAATAAAGATAAAGATTATTTAATCTTATCAAAAGATAAAAGAATATATTTATTATCATCAACCAAGTAATTAAGCTTTTCGCTATGTGTTGTAATATATCCATATTTTCCTGTGAAATGATAGACAATATTATAGTCCTTTGAGTTCTTCAAGAGAACTGGATCATTACACTGAATACACTCTATAAGACTGAGAGAAAGTTTGCTATCATCTACACCAGAGGAACGGAGATATCCAATAGATAGCCTATATATCCACCTTAAAATGTCATCATTGCTTTCATCTATTTCCTTTAAGGAACTTTTTTTTGTAAAGCATATAGCTGATGTAAAACTGTTACAAAAACACCAATCTAAACAACCCGCTCCCTTTCCCTTCTCTAAAATGGACAAGTCAACATACTGTTGGAGAATATCGCACATAATAGGGTTGTTGATTACAAATATACTCTTGTTCATATTATAAGATTATAATCTTATAACATTATAACTCTATAATTTCATTTTTGTTTTTTAACGTGTTTTATTGTATATATCTTTTCTTCATTAAATCCTTTAAAAATAAAGTGTAGCGAGAACAACTTCATAGAAATGAATATATGCTCTAAAAAAGAGTAAATTTGTTCAAACACATCATTATCATTTATGTCTTCTTTCTTTATATATCCACGTATTCTTACAGAATTCTTAAAGACTTTTTCTTGTATGCAAAAAAAGGCCTCATCTGATATATGGGGAATAAATAACAATTTCTGAATATCAGGATAATCTCCAATCACATTACACAGTTTATATTTATTATCGTATAAAATACACTCAAAATATCTACTATTACAAGAGGTAAAAGTTGATAGGCCATTAGATCTTGCCATTTCTTATTTTTTATAAAGTACAAATATACTTTATAAATCAATTTTAAAACTTAAACCTAAAAATAAAGGATGAATAAAACTATTTTTTATAACCTATTTGGATCAAAGACAAAACAACATTTCAATGTGGTAACCTTATTCAGAGATGCTTACATTGAGACATTTAAGATAAAAGAATTTAATGGTATGTTTTCTTGGTATAAAAGGGACAATATTTATGTTTCAAATATAATGTTAAAGAAAGGAAACTATATTTTAACAGAGATTTCTGAGATTTCAAATAAAGAATTAAACCTAATGTATACTGGTATGCACCTAAGAAACTCTAAGAATACTATTATTTCTGTTAAAAAAGATATGCTTTGTCCTAAATTACTGAAAGATATGGATGAAAAAGGAGATGGAGATATTATCTCTTGTGGATGCTGTAAAAGATAAAAAGATAAAAATGAGTTTATAAAGAATAAATAAAGAATAAATAAAGAATAAATAAAGAATAAATTAATTAAGAATATGAAGAAGAATGAGAAGAATGAGAAGGATGAAAATATTAAGAATATCAGAAATAGAAAAGTTTATGAGAAAAAAGAGACGGAGGATAAATATGACTATGACTTTTGGTATAATCATTATATTTGGTGCTTTGATTTCTATGTTAAAAAAAAATGGCATTATGAAGAATGGTATACAGAAGAATATTTTAATAAGATATATAAGGAATCAAATTCTTCTTTATGTTATATATGTGAAAGAGAACTTAAAGGTAAGATTTTTTATCTAACTGATTATCGTAAAAAAGTTTCTATAGGAAAGTGTTGTATAAAAAGGTATATTAAGCCTCGTATTACGCAGCATACTACACAGCATACTACACAGCATAAACCTATAAAGAGATTCAAACTTAAAGAGGAGTGAGGAGAATTTTTTATAGGATAATAAGTAATATAATAATATTACTTATTTTTTATTATATTACTTACTCCTTTTCTTCTTCTCTCATATTTTTCAACTTTTTTTCGCAGTTTTCAATAGAACGTGTATAATAAAGGATAGTCATAGATGGTTCTTTGCTCATCTTTCTAACTGTATTTCTCTGAGGATCACACTCACTTAATATAACAGGAATTCCCAAGGAATTAGACATTTGCCAAATTGCAATCTCAAGATCTTTCTTAATACTATAGATATCATAGTATTTGGCATAATCTGAATCATCTTCATATACATCATTCTCCTTAAGTGAACGAATATTTTCATCTAAAGAATAATACAAACTCGATGCCTTATTTAACAATTCAATACAACTGCTAAAATAAGACTCTTTCTGATCCTCATAAGATTCTACAAAAGCGATTATAGGATTTTCCTCTGTATTTTGTTCATAATAATCTGATTTTCTGTATACATATTTTCCATAATAAACTTGGTCCATCTCTTTCTCGTCATCCTCTGTCAATAACTTAACAAAATGTGTCTCTCTAGATAAATCTAGATATTTTAAGACCATTTCCTCCATATGAGGCTTATGTGTCTCTATCTTACATCTTTGCCCTCTAACACCTCGTGTAGTATAGGTCAAGATCTCTCCAGACATTAACTTTACATAAAGCTTCATATTTGCGTTTGTTATATAGATTAATATAACAAACAATTTATTTCATTTTTATAACTTTAAATGTGTTAGAATTGCTTTTCTATATTCTCCGTTTTCTTTATAGTTAGATATCATTTGTATTTCTGTATTCTTCTCTAGTGCTATATCTTTCTTACATTCGAGCTCTGATTTTGTGTAGTCTTTACTTCCTGTTTTGAGCTGATATTGTATATCTTTTTGTATATTATTATGCACATCGCTATATATCTTCTTAATTGGTTCAGATATTTTTTTAGTAAACATATGAGCATCAATATCTTCAGATATTCCATTACTTTCATTCTTATATTTGAATCTGCTTCTTGTAGGGTCAGTACAACATATAATCATCTTTCCATCATCTGTCTTTGCTATATGGTCATTTACAAATTCAGCTATTCCTCTTTGTCCCTCCCAGAAGTATTTTTCTATGTTATTCTCCCTAGCTATAGAAAATATTCTGTCTTTACTTGTATATTCTTCATATGTTTTATAGTCTGTTAGTATGTTTTGAATATTATTAGTCTGATTATTTTGAGTTTTGATATTATTATTAGTTGTATTAGTCTTTGGTTGTTTAGCTATTTCTGCTATAGTATTATTAGCCTTATCAAGCATCTCACGAGTCAATTGTACTTCTTTGTCTTTTTCTCTTATAAGTTCTTTATATTCTTTCTCTTTCTCTCTTATAGAACATATTTCATCATCTTTCTCTCTTATAAGTTCTTTATACTCTTTCTCTTTTTCTCTTATAGAACATATTTCATTATCTTTCTTTTTTACAAGTTCTTTATACTCTTTATATTCAGCTTTTATATGTTCTATATATATTTTACAAGATTCTAAATGTTCAGTTAGTCTTCTATTACTACTACATATTTTTTTACAATAATTACATACCAAGTCTGCTTCTTTACCTTGTTTTTCTAAACAGTATTTAGCAGTCTTTTGATGATTTACTAATGTACTCTTTACACTAAACTCTTTTTCACAAAAATTACACTTAAAAATATTTTTTTTATCCATCTTTATTTATCGTTTAATTATTTAAATGACAAAAAAATGAATTTATTGTCATTTTTTTTCATTTAATTGTCATTTTTCGTCATTTAATTGTCATTTTTCGTCATTTTTTTTTATTATCTATAAAAAAAAATTTTTTTGAAACATAAATACGCTTTGAATTTTATTATTTTTATTTTTTTGTTGAAGCATAAGTATGCCTTGAATTTTATTAATTCAAACGAAAATAAGTTTTTTTGAGGCATAAGTATGCTTTGATTTTTATCTTTTTTTTCAAAAAAAACACAGATTTTGTGTGTGTGGACAAAAAATATTTTTTGGATAATCCTAAAATTTTTTACAAACTCAAAAATTTTGAAAAAATATTTTTGGATTTTTTTTTATAAACTCAAAAATTTTAGAAAAATATTTTTGGATTTTTTTATAAACTCAAAAAATATAAAAATATGAACGAGATATCATTAGAAACAGGTGATATAATCCTCTTTAGGGGAACTGGTGTTATAGCTACATTTTTAGAATATTTTGGAAAGTCAAAGTATAGTCACGTTGGCATTATTCTTAAGAACCCTAAATTTTTAAATGAAAAGCTTGAGGATGGTATTTATATTCTTGAGTCTTCCTATAATAATACACCAGACGCAGAAGACAATAAACTAAAACTTGGTGTTCAGATACATCGTTTAGATGATGTTATTCCAGAATTTGGAAAGAATAGTGCTTATATCAGAAAAGTAAATTGTGTAAGAGACGAAAAGTTCTATGAAAATTTAAGTAATATACACAAAGAAATACACAATAAACCATATGATTTGAACGTTTTTGATTGGATTTCAGCGAAATATAACCTAGATAAGGAGATTAGTCCAAATCCATTATATAAACAGACACGAGAGTTTTGGTGTTCAGCTCTTGTATCTTATATTTTTTATGAATTGGGAATGATAAAACAGGATATAAATTGGACACTTATGGCTCCTCGAGAATTCAGTTCTGATGAGGGAAAGTATATAACTTTTCTATGTGATATAGAAAAAGAAAAACTTTTGTATATATAAGAATAAATGGCATCTTGGTTTAGCAATTTATTTTCACGGAAAACAGAAATCGAGCAGAAAATAGATGAACATAGGAAAAGTCAAAACGACATTAATCAAAGTCAGTTAGCTTCTGCTATTATTTCGGCAGATACAAAACGTATGTTGATAAAACAGAAACTTTTAGAGTTGAAAATGACAGGTCTAGAATTAACTCTTAAACAGACTGAGAATATGATAAGACTAAATTTGAAAACTGAAGAGATGAGTGCTAGAAGTGAATCATTGAGACAACAAATACAGGAGACAAATCAAAGAATTGCTGAAATATCTTTAGAAATAGCAACTGAAACTCTTGTTATGGTAAATAGTGATCCTATGAATCCGGTTTTTAGAATTGCAAAAGAAATCTCTAAAAAGCCTTTAGATATTCAACATAGCCTTATAATACAATACGCAGAACAAATGAATGATTTTATGGAAGAAAGTGGTATACCATCTGACCAAGCTATACCACGTGAAATAATCGAACAAGCTAAAGAAAATATTTGTAAAAGAGGGGTTAAATCAGTCTCAAATTTTTGTATAGGATTGTTTACAACACTTGCTACTTTTCTCGGGAAGGCTATTTATTATGTGTGGACTTTTTTAACA